AGCACGCCGTAGGGGGTGGTAACGCTCTTGCGCTTGCCCTTCTCGGCCTCAGCCTTGGCAACCTCGCGAACCTGAGCCGCGTAGAGGAACTCTAGCCCGCGCTTGTCGGTCTCGACCTCTGCGACCATGGCGGCGTAGTTGGCGGCTACCTGCTCGGCCTCGGCCTTGATCGCTTCGGCGAGCCGGTCCTTCTCCAGGAGCTTCTTGAGATACCAGCGGACCCCTTCCATGTCCGTGATCTGGAAGCGAAGGTTCGAACCTTCGTCGTATCGCTCAGCTTCGGTGTCTTTGGGTTTTGGTGTCTTTGTGTCTTCCATCAGTCCTATCTCCTTGCGGCGAAAGCGTGTCGCTCTCAGCCGGTGGTTTGGTGGGGGAGGCTCACCGCCTCCCCCACTCTCTCTAGAATCCCAGCCCCGGTACGTGCGGGTGATCTACACACCCCTCCGACCCCTCGCCGTCGCAGTAGCGCAGGTGGTAGCTGTCCTCCTCCTGCGCCCTCTCCTGCTCCTTGATGTGGTTCTGCACGAAGTAGAGGTGCTTGCAGACCCCGAAGGCGGCGTTACTCGACGACCTCAAAGCCCAGAGGGAGCAAGGATGACCACGGATCAAGACGCGCTCGACACCGCCGCCCGCACTCTCCACATGGCCAAGCGTGCCACGCAGGAGGCCCTCGCCTGCGTCGCCACTGACCAGCTTGAGGAGACAGAAGCGCTCCTGAGGGAGGCCAGCCAGAGGCAGCAGACCGCCCTTGGGCTTCTGGTGGACGTGCTCGGGGCCAAGCGTCCGGGCCTCTCCGTGAGCCGCGATGCCCTCCCCCTAGAGATGCTCAACACCCCCGCGACTCGTGCCTACCTCGCGGCGCTGGAGGAGGCCACACGGGCCGCTGAAGCGGTGGACCGGGAGCGCGGCTGGATCGACGAGGACGGGGAGTGTATCGGCTTCGGGGAGACGCTCGCGGGTATGGTGCTGGGCCTGCGGCGAGAAGTCTTTGGGGCTAGGGGGCGCGGGATGGAGTGATGCACGAGGCTAGAGAAATCGCCGGAACCTTCCGAGTCTTCTTAATGTTGATATTCCGGTGTGCGAGCCTACCCCAGGAGGGCTGGCCTGCAAGGAGCCCCCTATGTTTCTGGAGATCGTTCTATGGACCAGTGTTGGGCTATCGGGCGACTGTGAGTACGCAGCTCAGGCAAGCCTGATGATGCGGGGTGAGCGTGCCAACCGCACGATCCAGATGGGCTACTCTCAAGGCTCCTCCAGTGAGTTTCTAGCTGCTCGTGAGGCTCTGCGTGACCTTAGGGGGCGTGTGAGCGAGGAGCAACAAGCTTACCTCACTTCCGCCATCGCCGACCCCATGGGTGCGATTACGGAGAGGCGAGAGCGGTGAGAATTGTAGCGGCAGCAGGGGCTTCAGCAAGCAAAAAAGGCCAGCGAGGCAATCTCGCTGGCCTTTCTCGTTCGGAGGGAACCCTCCTCCATCCACCTTGCGCCGAAGACAGGCTCCGGAGTCATGTTTAAGCGGGCTGACGCGGGTGGTTACCCATGGGTATGCGTGTATTCTACCGCCTTGATTCTTTCGTGAAAATTAACGAAAGAATTTCCACGTGGAAACTACACAACAAAACTACACACCACTCCAACAAAACTACACATTGGCGAATCCCCAGCTCCACCAGCTCTTGAGACGCACCCGTCGGTAGAGCCCGTCCCCATCGCGTTGACTCCCGCCCTCGCCTGAGCTGGTGTTGCCCTCGATGGAGTACACAAGCGGCCCGAGCGCGCGGACCACGACGGCAATGTGCCCGGTACTGGCGCTGGTTTGGTGCATACAGATCGCGCCACGCCCCGGCTTGCTGGTCATAGCTCCCAGTTTCAGCGCCCACCGCCGCCAACCGATCACCGCGCCGCGACTCTCCGAAGGACAGGGCGCAGCGGCCACTAGGCTCACGAACGTGACAGCGGCAGCACACCAGGGGTCACCTGGTCCGATGCCTGCCGCTTCCTGAAAGATCTCAACCCACTTGCCCCGGTTATTCCCCACCTCGCGAACCTTGAGCGCGTCAGCCAGATAGGCCATGCAGAGTAGGCGGCGCTCGGGCGTAGGCAACTCCATGTAGCCCGAGTACTTCTTGGTCAGGACCGCACGAGTTTGCGTAATCGCTTCCTGGAGGTTCACGTTTAGGACTCCTTGAGAGTAGCAGCCCGGCTACACACGCGGGCTAGGTCGCGAAGCTGCCAGACAGGGATGCTACCTCCGGCAAGCTGTTGCGCGAGCTGCTCGATCACGCTCTCTTCGATCCCTTGACTGATGCCAAGTTGACGTGTGAGGCGCTCCAAATCCTTGATGGGACTTGGGATATCGATTCGGATTTTAGGCCAGTTGATTTTCATGTCGTTTTGATCTCTTTTCTCTCCAGGTATCCGTCCTTATGCCGCCGAACCAGCGCCAGTGGAGCCCTTCCAAGAGCCTCATCGGCATTGAGGTACTCGCAGATCTCCTCCCACGCCGCCCGCCAACCCCAGCACACCACGGCGCGGTAGCCCACCGACTCAAGGTAGGTGAGCCAGCCCGCTTGCGCCTCTGAGGCCACGCCCTCCCGAAAGCGCTTGAGCTCGATCCACAGACCGTGGAAGGTTGCGCGGGGGACTGGCAGGAACATATCTGGCACGCCCGCCCGAACCCCTTGGCGCTGGAGTGCGGCCGCCGTGGCCTTGTGCCGAAAGCCCCCGTTGGGGATGGCGAAGAGGCTGGCCATGCTGGGAAAGCGCCCGCGCCAGAACTCAACCAGGCTGAAGACCCGCTCTTGGTGCTGTGCCTCAAGCGGGTCAGTCTCCTTGGGCTCTGAGAGCCTAAGGGCGGGCCTCCTAGCCATCTTCGGCAGTCTTCCTGCGCGATGTGCCGGCCGATTTATAACCATCGCTGACGGACTTATAACCGGGGATGAAGAACCCCAGAGCGACCGGCCACGCCAAAGCCAGCCCCGCACTGGCCGACTTAGCGACCGCCGCCTTGAGGAGCGGGACCGAGAGGGTGCCCATGCCATCGACGGCCGCACCAAACGTGCTGCCAAAGCCTGCCACAAACGCCCCGCCTACCGCGAGGCCAAAGTTACTCCAGTTGATCTTCTTCATTTTGCATGATCCCCTTTCATGATCTCTACGACTTGCTCGCGAAGCCACTCGACCTCTCGCTCTAGGGCCTGCACTCGGTTCGTGAGGGCTTCTTTGATCTCAGATAAAGCCGACTGGAGAGAGCCGATATCGCGCCCATTTTTTGCCGCTGTGCCCACTACGGTGGCGATCACGGCCAGAAAGCCCCCAAGGGCTTCAAGAGAAAGATTCATAGGGGCTCCTTTACGAAAGAACCAGGTCCGCGTAGTAACGGGAGACGTTGCCGCTTAGCGTGCGAGTGAAGACGATCCGGTAGCGCCGACCGGCCACGAACGCGGAATCGGTGAGAGGCAGTGCCAGCTCGATCAGACCCTCATCCGCCAGCAGGGTCGTGATGTCGAGGTTGTCCTCGGCCACCGTGCTATCCAAGATCACCGTGCCAGAGAGGTCCTTGACCTGCGCCGTGAGGGTCGCCCCCGTGAGCGGGATCTTCTCCCCGGTGGCATCGACCAGGTTGCCCCGGATCGAGCCCGTGTCCCCCGCGATGGCCTGCACAATCCCCGCCGCGCTTGCCGAGCTGAGCTTGAACTGGAAAGGACCGCGGACCAAGAGGGTTGCGCTTCCGCTTCCCCCGCCGCCCGAGGGGGCGAGCTCCAAGGCATTGGCCGTGTACTGGTACACCGAGCCATCGAGGCCGATCATGGTAAGGAACCGCGCCGCCATGTTGGAGAGGTTGGCGGGGATGCCACTCCAGACAGCGGTCACAATGTCGGCGATCAGGGTGCCGAAGCTGGTGATGCTTCCAACAGCGCCCGTCACACTCCCAACAGCGCCTGTAACCGAGCTTGCTCGGACGCCATCGCCCGTGATAGTGCCCGTGCCTCCCCCAAGAACTTTGCCCGAGACATCGCCTCCCACCCCGCCGACAACGCTCCCAACCGAGCCTGACACGCTGGCAACGCTCCCTGCGACACTCCCGGCAACTGAGCCAACAGAGCCTGTAACGCTGCCCACTGCTCCTGTAACGCTGCCCACCGATCCTGAAACATTTCCATTGACATTTCCAACGAGGTTCCCTCCTACGTTCCCAGTGACGCTTCCCACCGCGCCCGTCACGCTGGGGACAGCTCCGGCGAGGTTTCCGGCGGTTAGGTTGATCTGGCCTGCACTTGTGCCGTACTGCACTTGCACGCGGCCCGAGCCATCGAGCACCATCGCCGAAAAGTTCGTCGGAAACGCCTGGTTGAGGCTATAGCCAGTCTTGTCGGCATTGGTGCCCACGGTCACTCGGCCTGTGCCATCAGTGGCCAGCTTGTTGGCTGGAGTTGCGAGGACTAGATCCGCAGGACTCTGCCCAGTCGCGTAGGCCCCCACCGTGACGTTGCCCGAGGCAAGGCGCGAGGTGATTGTCGCGTTGAGGTTATCGACAATTAGCTTGCCAATCGTGCTGGCCGTGGTGATGCCCGAAACGAGCTGGTGCCAGATCGCAAGCACGCCCGCTGCGGAGAGGGCCACGGAATCAAATTTGCTGAGGCCCATCGAGGCGGAGTCGTCCGGGTTGTACGCCACGAGCTGGTAGTGAGCCGAGACCTCTTTGATACCTGCACCGCTGAACGTCACGATCACCTTGCGGCCCGTGTTTACGGCCAAGTTGGGTAGGTCAATCCGGTAGAGGCCGGGGACGAGAGTCTGGTCTACCTCACAAAACCCGCCATCAGCCCATGCGCCTGTAGGGGTCTGGGTCGCGAGATTGATCTGAACCGGAGCCGCTCGTTCTTTAGTGTAGTACGCCTTTAGGCCCGATGTGTTGTACAGCAGCCCTAGCATGGGGCCACCCGTAGACAAGTTGGAGATCTGGATGTACTCAGTCTGGGAGGACGAGCCAACTTTCAGTGTATCTTTGGCCATTACTGCATCCCTCCATTCGTTCCGCCGTCAAAGAGATAGACCGTGCTCCCGCCTCCGCCAAACGCGGGGCAGATCGCGCCGACGTATCCCCCCTGAACACCCGTGCCGCGCAGCTTCAAACCATCCGTAGTTCCTGAAGGCGTGTAGTTGCCAGAACCAACAAACGGTGATGCAGAAAGTGTCTGAGGATCTCGTCCCGTTGTCCAGCCGACGCCCGAGACATTGCCTAAGCCTGCGCCACCCCACGCACAATCGACGATGGCAGGCTCAACGGCGCGGGTGCCTCCCACAAGGTTGTAGCCCCCATTGCCCCAGAAGGCACAATCGGTGATCAGCACGACGATGGAACCTGATCCACTAAGGCCAAGATCGAGCCCATCGCTTGTGTTATCAGCAAAGGTGCAGTGGTCAAACGTAAAATCAATGAAGGTGCGGTTCGAAACGTCTGCCTTTATGCCATCGCCTGCGTTACGGGTGATCTGACAGTTCTTAAAAACGTTTGTCCTACTCGGGTTCGTGTTTGTGGTGTAGATAAGCCCAGAACCCGCGTTGTTGTCTATCCTACAGTCCAAAAAGGACCCGTAGGAAGACGCTTGCGGGCCGTTATAGGCGATGATGCCGCTGGAAGTAGAGTCATGGATATAGAGCTTCCTCCAACATCCCCACGTACCTAGTCGTGACGCAAAATCAATCGCGTTCAGGCAGCCTGCAATCTCAACGTTGTCGAGACATAGAAATGGGCCGAGTGTCCCCGCCCCGGTTGCTCCAGTAATCCCCTTGCCCCGCGTTGCCCCCGTGTGAGTCAGCTTCAGGTCGCAGAACTTGAAGAAGGTGGAGACAGTCCCCGCAAGGAAGTTGATAATGTTGACGGTAGTTGTGGCGCAACTGATCTCCGCCACTCCTCCGTCACCCGCCGCCGATGTGTACCCCTGAATCACAGAGGCCAGCAAGCCTGTAGAGCCACCCATCGCGCCGGTCGGTTGTATGGCTGTAGTTATCACGTGCTGGGCATTGTTCTTGAGGTTGATCCGGTCGGCGGGAGCCCAGACCGTCAGCGCTTTTGCCACGGTTTTATAAGGTGAGCCGATGGCTCCGGTTCCGGTCGTATCATCCCCGCCGGAATAGTCCACATACCACTCAGCCATTAGCGGCACGCCTCCACGTCAGCAGGTTCTAGTGCCAAGCCATCGGGGAAGAGCCGGTTACCCTGCCCATCCACCATCGCCTCTAGGGGGCAGGGGGCGCTCTCGTTGTGCGCTGGCTCGATGCGGGTGAGCAGCTCATTGCGTTGCTGCTGCGTGGCAAAACTTGCCGCGACGAGCTGATCGGCAAGCCCGCGTAAGGTGAGATCCTCGGCAGGGTTGAGCACATCGGTATCGAGGGTCTTCGCAAGCTGCGCCCCGATCACAGAGAGCCACGTCTGAGCGGCGGCACTACCTTGCAGCGCCGCCGCCGTGATCTGGTTGATGGGGGTCGAGAGAAAGCGCTTCAGCTCAGTGCCTCGGAAGGTCCGCCAGACAACAGCCTGCTCGACCCAAACGACCTGGGGATCACGCAGGGCAACGAGCACCTCGACGGTGGTGAGACCGGAATACCGGGGCTTGGCGAGCTCCTGCGTGAGGGCAGCTACCTGCTCAGACGTGAGAGGGATGCTCTCACTCGCTAAGATCGCCTCAATGGTTGCTTCATTTCCGCCACACAGTTTCATGTCGTTTCTCGCTTTTGGGTAAGGTGCTTTTGGGCTGTACTGAGGGGCCAGAGGGCCATACCAAGAGCAATGCCACCAAGCAGCAGGGCAGTCTGCTTAGTGCGTGGGAACCAGTGTCCTGCCACCAGCCCCACGGCAATGGGCAACGGAGGCCACGCCTCGGCCACATCCCCTACCAGCTCGCTGAGGGTGTCGGATCGCTGAGGGCGCACTACGGCAACCGCCTCGGCCAGCAGCCCCACGGCAAAGAGCACTCCCCAGGCTTGTCGCATCCGATTGGTGGTAAGTCCGTGCGTCTTAGTGGTAAGTCCGCTCATGAGTCTTCTCCTCTAGCCATCGCCAACCAGAGCTGAGGGGCCATCATCGCTGGTCGTAGTGGTAGTCGCGCTGGTGCGAAACTCAAGCAGAAAAAGTCCGAAGGTGAGCGTGTCGGTCGGGGTGGTGTTAAAGCGCACCACCGGCCTGAGCAACACATCCGCTTTCGCCCCGCTCACAAGAGATTTCCAGCCGCTCTTCTTGGTGCCAGCGCCGTTGATGCTCACAGAGGCAACATCGAGGCTTGTGAGAGCCTTCCACGTGCTTCCGTTATCGTCCGAGTACTGCACGTAGGCCGCGCCGGTCACGGTGGTAGAAGCGGCGATATGCGCCGAAATGCGGCAGGTGGAAAAGTCGCTGAGGTCGGCCCATGCCCGGCGAAACGTCGCGCCTGCCAGCTCGTAGAGCCCCGTGCCAATGGTCTGGGTCACGACGCTATCGGCGGCCAAGAAGGGCACGATCATCTGGTAGTTGGCTGATCCGCCTGAGCCGTTGCTCGCCGCCGTGATGCGCCCCTGGGCATCCACCGTGACGTTCGCATTAGTGTAGCTGCCCGGAGTGACCGCCGTGTTGGCTAAAGCGAAGGTGCGGTTGGCGGTGAGATCTCCCCCACCCGTGAGGCCCGTCCCTGCCGTGAGCGTGCGCGAGAAGAGGGTAGCGAGCCGGGTGAGGAGTCCATCGAGGCGCGCCTTGAGGCTGGCGTAGGTCTGCCCCGCCGTGACCGGGCTTGTCGCGGGCTCCGTCCGTGCGGCCACCACCTCACTGGCGGTGTCCGTCCAGCTCGTGCGCTCACTGGAGAGCACGTGCGGCCCTCCTGCGGGCGCGTAGGCATCGTGTAGGGTCCCGTCGGTTGCGGTACGGGGGGAGTCGCCCCAATAGCTGGGCGCACCGCCAGGGTAGGCTCCTGTGGCGGTTCCCGGTGTGCTGATGCTGCTCCCCCCGCCCGCGATACCGCCCTGCCCGAAGATCAGCAGGCCGCTCGCGCTTCGCACTGCCGCGTTCATCTGCCGGGCAAGGTCGGGGCGGCGAAGGCCTAGCTCAATGGAGAGGGAGAGCTGCCCCCCGGTGCGCCATGTGTAGCGAGAGCGAGCGGGCCACTCATCCGAAAGATCGACATCGAGCTCGGAGACACGCAATTTCTGCCCGAGCAGTGGATCTACGATGCGACTCCACTCGGGAGCGACTTCTAGGCGGGGCAGATCCGGGATAGGAGCGTTGATATCAAACCACGCCTTGACCCAAGCCTGACTGGCCGCATCCCAGCGCTTTAGGGTGTCATTGCTGACAGTCGCCTCGCGCCGATCGAGGACACTTGCTGAATTATAGGCGAGCGTGCCAGGAGTGCAGACATCCTCCGCCCGAATGTAGCGCTCCCAGCTGGCGGCGGGGATGTACTCAAGGCTCGCTGGGTCCGCGTCGGTGTAGTCGGTGGCCACGCCGCCCCCACTGGTCAGAGGCACGCCCGCGCTGATATCTCGCACCTGCACCGCATCGATGAGGATGTCGGTCGAGCCCCGAAAGACAAGGCGCAGACCGCTGGCGTTGACATCGCTAGGCACGGTCCACGTGCGCCAGAAGAGCCGCCAGTCGTCGGTAATGGCCCCGGCGGGAAACTCCACATAGACCTGGCGGCCTTTGTTATCCTTGGTCTCGATGCGGAACTTTCCCGTGGTGGCACTGCTGCCGGGGGTGCGCCGAGCTCTAAGGGCGAGGATCAGCACCTGGTTGGGGACAACGGAGAACTTAGCATCCGCCGAGGGCCAAAGCCCACAGTCTTGGCCGTTGACATCGGCCGCGGTGCAAGCAACCCTTAGGCAGGATTTGCCCTGATGGCTTGCTTTCCACGCATCGCCGGTGTAGAGGGGGTCGATCACCTGAAAGGCGGCGCTACCAAAGGCCCACGTCTCCCAGCCACGGGGCTTTAGCTGATCGAGCCAGTAGACGCTGGCATCGTCGATGAGCAGCCCCCCGATCTCTCCGGTGCCGGGGGAGCTCGCCTCAACAACAAACTTCCAGCTGGTCACCCCGGCGGGCACGACGCAGCTCCCGCGCCACTCTGCCCAGTAGCTGGCCGTGATCGGGGCAATCGGGATCACGGGCGAGCTCGACAGGTAGCCACTAGCCCCCCAGAACTCCACGCGCATCGATCCCGTGCGGGTAGAGCCTCCCACCTCGCGCCGTGCCCAGCAGGAGTAGGTGAGAGTCCGCCCGGCGGTCAAGGCTCCCTCCGTGCCCGTGCGGGTCTGCCAGACTACCTCGGCGGGGTTGTCCAGCTCAACCATGTTCTTGCCCGAGCGGCTAGGTCCCTCGTCGAGCCCTGTGCTCTTGAAGCTGGCTCCAGAGGCGGTATTCCAGTTCGTGTAGCGCGTCTCAAAGCTGCCATCGTGCAGCAGGTTGCCTACGGGACTTGAGCCAAAGCCCGCCGTCGGTCCGGCGATATCAGCCCGCTCAAAGCCCGTGTTGCCCGCCACGGCGGCCGCCAGTAGGTTGGGGGCATCGCTCTGCCCTCCGACAAACAGAGCCCCGTTAACGACCCTAGAGAGGTCCTCTGGGCGGCTGATGCGCCGGACGGTACCGCCCACGAAGAACTGGTGCGCGATGGTGCCACTCTTTGGCCCAAAAACGAACTGATCGACCCCGGTGGCAGGGTCGATATTCCAGCCCCAGACAATAGAGCCCGCGCCCTGATCCGCCAAGAGCTTGAGGGCATCGCGGCACGTGCTCTGCGAAATCTCCACGGCTTCGCGCACAATGCCCGTCTCACTCACGAGGCTCGTCACGCGGCTGGGAGATCCCGTAGGCCGCATCCATGGCCGGGCCGCAAGGTAGGCATCGAGCACCCGAGCGGCAAAGACCGAGACGTCTGCCCCTCCCGGCTCGATGAACTGCCCATCGAAGGCCACGTGCGCCATGTCCTCGGCCAGCCCGTAGGCGCTCAGGGTGCGGGTCTCTGCCCGGTCGAGCGTGGCTTCAGGCAGGGTGAGGATTCCCCGAGCGCGAGGGGCAGGCTCTAGGCCTCCCATCAGGACCAAGGGATCGCTCCAGACAAGGACCTCCACAAGGCAACCGGCGACAGGCGCAAAGGAGAGATCGTCGAAGCGCTTGGCGAGGGTGATGGTAATCTGCCCCGTGCCGCCGCCTTCTAGGATTTCCCAGTCGGCCCCCGTCACGTCCTCCGGCGCAAAGGCCAGCCGCGTGCCGCTCAGGCGGTCAAAGAAGCGCACCTCGATGTCTTGGGCCATTTCCTTATTTCCACCGTGGGTAGTAGGTCACGCTGGCCGCGCTTAGGGTCACGCCAACCGGGGTGAGCACAAGGTTGTTGGGGCCACTGCCATCGGGAACCAGTGTTGGGATGCGCCCGCGAAGGATACCGGGGGTGCTCGTGCCTCCCACGGCCACGCGGTAGCCATCGCGCGTCAGGGTGAGAATATTGCCACTGGCGAGACCCGAAACGTCGAGCTGGGCCGCTTCGCCAGTCCGTAGGTTGGTCAGGGCAATCACGGCCGTGGAAGAAGGCGCAGAGCCAAGGGTGAGCGTCCAGACTGGCAGGGCTGCGCTATCGCCACCGGGAGAGTGCGCCACCGTCCCGCCCGTGCCCGTGCTAAGGGCCACCGTGGTAGAGCTCGTGTCCCAAGCCTCTGGGTAGTCGGATGCCTCGAAGGTTAGGCTGTAGTTTGCGATCAGGCCAAAGAGCGGCCCCCCGCCATAGTCGGAGCCAAAGGAGGCAAGCTGGGCATCCTTGAAGTAGCGATCGTCTCGGCCAAAAAACAGGGGCTGCTTGCCGTTGTACACAGCGGCCTTGAGGGCTTGGTGCTTGCTTGCAAGATCGGTGGGCGTGTCGCCCTTGATGGCCCCCCGGATACTGAGGAGCGTTTTCTCGCGCCGGCCGATTTGTGTGATCGCACCCGAGGCGCGAGGGCGTTGCTGTGCCGCGAGATCCTGAGCACTGGCCTCCGAGGCAGGCATCAGGGTTGCGGGGAAGGTATAGGAGCCAAAAGAGAGCTGGTAGTTCATCAGGACACCTTCTGGCGCTGCTCGATGTGCCACGCCAAGTCTTGCGCCAGCCGTCCGATATCGGCGCTGGAGTCCAGCCCTCCATGCACGTGGACCGTGATCGGGGCATGGACGCTAGAGCCGCCCCCACCGGCCCCCATGGCCACGGCTCGACCGGCAATCTGATCGAGCATGGCGGCAGGGATAGCCAGCGAGGGCGAGCGGGGAACGATGAACTCCGCGCCCGCCTCTCCCACCAGAGAAGGGGTGCCCGTGGGGAGAATGCCCCCGTCGGCAAAGCGGAAGAGCTTGCCAAAGAGGGCTCCGCCAAGAGCGCCTCCGATGGGACCGCCGAGGCCATTGCCTAGAGCTGCGCCGATGGCGGGAGCAAGGCGCATGTTGGCCCCATCCGCCCCCGGAGCCCCCGCGCCAGCCCCTCCCATGATCTGCACCCGCGCCCAGTTGGTGATGATCTGTGCGGCCAGGTCCTCGATCATGCGCCCCACGCGCATTTTCCAGCCACCAAGGAAGTCTTCAAGGCTCTTGAAGTGGCCGATAGAGTCCCCGATCCCGGAGGCGAGGGACTCGTTAAACGAGCGCAGGGGGCCTTGGGTCAGCTCAGAGATGGCATCGTCGATGCCCTGTAGGTGCTCCTCAAGCCCTGTTGCCCACTTTTCCTCATCCTCATCGAGCCTGCGCTGCACCTCGATGGCCTTCTCAAGCCCCTCTGCCAGCTCCTCGGCATCGCGCTTCTTCTGCTGGTAGTTGTGGCTCCACTGCTTGAAGCCTTTCTGCACCGCCTCAGCCCGCTTTTTCTCGCCTTCCTCTTCGGCCCGCGTGATCTCCGCTTCTCGGTCTTGCGCCGCCTGCTTGGCTTGCTCGACCTCGGTTTCGTACTTGGCCTTTGCCGTCGCGCTTGTGCCGCCTACCCCTAGATCAAAGCGGGCAAGGCGCGTTTGGAGCAGCTCGATCCGGGCACTGGCTTGACCGATCTGCCCCGCTCGGGCTGGGTCTTGCCCTTGGTAGCCATCGGACAACTGCCGGAAGTCGCGGCGGGCATTGCTAAGGTCTCGCTCGATCTCTTCGCGATCTGCGCCTAGGACATCTTTGCTCTGCGCACCAAGCGCATCTTTTGTCTTGGAGCGGATCTGATCGTAGAGCTCTTGCTTGCCCTGGCCTGCTTTGTAGAAAGCGGCCTGCTTTTCTACAGCGTCCGTCAGGGGGCTATCCGAGCTACCGGAGGCCGCGATGCTGGCTTCGTCTTGCTCCGCACGGGTAATGAGCCCCGCCAGGCGCACCAGCTCGGCGCGACCGGCCGGATTAAGGCCATCCCATGCCTCCAAAGCGCCGTTGAACTGGTCTTTGAGCTTCTGGGTCTTGAGCTTGGCCTCGGCGGCGCGTGCCCCTTGCCGGTCGTCTGCGGCGCGTTTAGCAGCATCCTTTTCGGCCTTGGTGGGTGGGTGACCGCCACCCGCCCCACCAGTTTTAGCCTTGGGCTTGGTGGCTCCTCTCCCCTTAACATTTTGGCGCACGCTGGCCGTGATCCCCGCGTACTGGAGGGTCTCCAGCTCTTGACTGAGGGCCTCTACCTCTTTGATGTGCCCTGCGATAGCGGGGCTTCGCGGGGGAAGCTGGCTAATGATGCGCCCTTTTTCCTCAAGCCGTTTCTGAAGGTATGCGATGCGCTCCGGGTTGCTTAGGGAGTTATTGGCGATACTGCGCTCCGAGTCCGCGATGCTCTCCGAAGCGAGTCCGTAGCCCAACGCCCCGGCCAGAATCGCGGGGAGCGTCACTGGCAACGTACCGATAACCGCCCCGCCGAGCGCACTGCCAGCAAAGCGTGCCCCAACCCCTGTGGCAGCCCCTTTAACAGCCCCTAGAGCGCCGGACGCAGCCATCAGGCCCTGAAGCTCTTTGATTTTTATAATCAGGTCAGCCACGCGCCCGAAGACCAGCAAAAACACCCCGCCGATGGCAGTGAACTTCACGATCGCGCCTTGCGTGGCGGGATTAAGATCATGGAACGCCTTAGTCATTCCATGGATTTGGGCCATCACATCACGGGCAACGGGCAAGAGGTGCTGGCCTATCTCGATGGCCATGCGCTCGATCTCTTGCTTGGCTTTGGCCGCTTGGTAGGCCGCGCCCTTCATCTGCTCGTTTAAGGCCGCTTGCGTGGCCCCTACGCCCTTGGTGGCATCCCCCATGCCCGCGAGCATCTCTTTGTAGAGTTTGCCGTTCTCGCTGGCAAGGATCAGCTCCCCACGCATCCCCCGGAGCTCTGGCACGAGCTGCATGAGGGCATCCTTGTTGCCATGGGTCTTCTGGGAGACCTCCTCAAGCCAGCCCCCAAGCCCCTTAGCCTCAAGAGCCGATGCGCCGTAGGAAATCCCCAGCTCCTCCATGAGCTTCTGCGCTTCTTTGCCCGGCTTGGCAATGTGGGTGAGGAGGTTGTTGAGCGCTGTGGTGGCCTCGGCGGCACTGAGGCCCTGGCGGGTCATGGTGGCGAGCGCGGCGGCCACTTCTTGGAGGTTCACCCCCATCAGCTTGGCCTGGGGGAGCACCATGCCAATTGAGCCCGCGAGCTGCTCAAAGTTGTTAACCCCGAGATCTACCTCGCGGAAGAGCACATCCATGGCCTCTTTAGCGGAGTTGACGCCCCCAATCCCCGAGTTCAGGACCGCCATGAGCACCCGGCTTGAGGTCGCGGTCTCGGTGAGGCCCGCACTGGCCCCCATGGCCGCGACCTTGAGGTCTTCGATGGCCTCCGCGCCCGTTCTGCCCGAGCTGTAGATATCGTAGAGACCCTCCGCGAGCTTGGTGGGGCCATCGGTGATGCGCTTGTCATCGACGAGCCCGATCACGGCTTTGGTGGTCTCGCGAAACTGCGCCTCAGACTGCTTGGCGATGCTGTTGACGTTGCGCATGGCTCCGTCGAACTTAGAGGCGGCCGCCGTGGCCCCGACCATCACCCCCGTGATCGCGCTCCCGGCAACCGTGGCCCCACGCCCGATCTCGCTCCACATCTGCATCTGCGCAGCATGGGTTTTCTGAATCTCCTGATGGTAGGCGCGGAGCTTCTTCTCATCGAGGCCTCGCTTGAGGGCCTCTTCGGTCCGCTTGCCATCTTTCTCGGCCTGATCCGCCAGCTTGTCTAAGGCTCCCCCGATCTGGCCTAGCTCCGCCTTGAGCTGGTTGCGAGCGGCCAAGACCTGGCTGAGGCCGATCTTGACTTCAGCAGAGACGGTTCCGAGGGAGACAGTTTCAGGCATGGTGGGTTAGGGGGTGAGTTTCCACGTGGAAATCAGGGGGGATCAGGAGGGTGTGGGGAGGTTGGAGAGGGAGGGGCGGGGAGCCCCAGAAGGCCGGGAGCCCTGACGGCTTCCCTCGTTGCCTTCCCCACCTCCCCACGGGTCGAACTTGGAGTAGCGCTCCATGAGGGAGCGGGCTACGGTCCACTTAGCGGAGCGGACCGACTCCTCGGTATAGCCGCAGCGCAGGATTAGGAAGGCGATGATGTCTCGCCAGTCGATGGGGGCTCCGGGTCCCCCGTCTCTTTTTTTTCGCCTTGGTCTTGGTCCTCACCCCCGTAGAGGCCACTGGCCCTCAGGATGGCAGCCACAAAGCGGAGCGTATCGGCACTGCGCAAGTCGCTGGCCTTGATCTGCGTGCCCACGTCGACCAGCGTGAGCCGCCAGTTGCAGGCGCGGCGCTCCGGTGGGGTGAGCATCTCATCGGCGCGGCGCAAGGCCAGCCAGAGGATCAGGCGCTGGTGTGCCGTCTTAGTGGGGTTGAGCTGGCCAATATCGCCAAGCTGCTCCTCGATATCGGCGATGTCGTTGAGGTCAAACTCCTCAAGCTGATAGAGCTTGCCCTTGAACTCAAAGGCAGTCTTTGCATTGCCCAACGCACTTTTTAAACCATTCATTAGTTTTCAAACTCCCAGCTTGCCACAAGGGCGGAGGTCGGATCGAGGTTGGCCATGAACTGCGCTCCCTCGGTGGCGAACTGCCCAAGGGCAAAGTCGAGCTTAGCACCAGGACAGTAGAGGCGAGGGACGCGCAGCCGCATCCGCTTCCCACTGCTGGTAGTGCCCTCGAAGAGCCCTGAGAGGGCGGGGAGCTGGGTTGTGGGCGCGATGGGCTTGAGGGTAGCCCAGCTCACGCCGCTGATGGGATCACAACCGAGAGCCGCCGCAAGGGCTCCGTTCTCAATCTCCGCGTGCTTGGCATCGAGCACGATCGCGCCCGAGTGAAAGCCCGCATCGATGGGAAAGCGCGACTGCCACGCCGTGGTAGGGAGTGGGGTGGACGCGAACTGGGCACTAACGGAGATCTGTTTCAGGACCGCAAAGCTAAAGCTCTGGGTAATGTAGACCTCAACCTCACTGAGGAGCGTGATGCCCGGTCCGGCTGGCACGGTGTAGTTAGGGCAAAGGTAGATGTAGCGCCCCGTCACCGCAGCGGCCGAACCATCGAAGGTGATGGGCTCGCCGGGGATGACCTGAGCGGCGGCGAGCGCACTGCCCGTCGTGGGGTTGCTCAGGCTGGCCGTGTTGCTCACGTAGCAGGTCATGGTGAGGTTTGCGGCAAAGCCCGAGCTCGTGACATCCCTAACCCGAACCAAGGAGACGGACTGAGCGCTCCCTAGATCAATGCGCAGAAAGTGGTAGTTGGTCCCATCGGCCACACGCAGGCTCATCGTGGTGGCACGGGAGCCATCGATGGCGTTGGCGGGAGTGTTGCCCCCGATGGCCGTCGGCGCGCCCACTTGCCCCAGCGCGGCCGCACTAAGCGGCGCACGCTGGATTCCGGTGGCAGTAAGAAAGCCTGTGTCAAAAAGGTGAGTAGGCACGCGGTGTCTCCTTAGTTCTCGGTCAGGATCGAGTAGGCCGGGGAGCCGTTTTTCTCGTAGCCCTCGATCTCAAACTCAGGCATCGCCCACTGCCCAAGGGCAAACGACTGCTTCAGGCCAGGTGCGGCCGCGTTCTCAAAGATGATGCGGACGTGCTTGCCATTGGTGTCCATGCCCTCAAAGATCACCTTGAAGAAGGCCGGAGCGCTGGTGCCTCCCACGTCGTATTTTGTCCAGCCCGCCGGTGGAGCACCGTTCACGGTGGCCCCTAGAAGGCGCGGCAGGAGGGTCTGCTCAAATTGGCCGGTCTTGATCGAGAGCTTGGCTTGCCCACCATGAAACGCAACATCAACCGCGAAGCGAGAGGCCACGGCGGCAGTCATCATCTCGTTCTTCTGGTAGGAGCCATCAAAGCTCACGGACTGCAACTCGCCAATCAGGTTTCCAGCGACGGCAGTAAGCGCATCCGTAGTGCCCACGGCGGCGATGTAGAGCAGTCCGGTATCAAACAAGTGTCGGGTTGTAGGCATGGTGTGTGTCCTTTAAGGAAGTTGAATGAAGAGCTCGTAGGCGAAGAGGCCATACCAAGCGTTGGTGTCGCGGTCGAAGAGATCAGGCTGGCTGGTGACGAGCAAGGTGCGGAAGCAGCGCGAACCACTGCCAAGACTGAAGCCCTTGTTGTGCAGGAGCGCCTCGACGGTGCCCGCGATGGCGGCCACACCGGCGGTGTCGGCGCTCCCGCTCCATGCCTCGAACTCCAAGCGCAGGCGGATGACTGCCCCGGCCATCCCGGCTTCGCCCGTGCGCATCTGGTTATCCGGCGAGCTCGCCCCTACTCGGTAGGTCATGGAGGGGAAGACCGGCGGCGCTTGGCTTCGTGTGCCCGCAAAGAGGGCCGGAGCGCTGGAGTCGTCTGGGTCTGCCGCCAGAACGTTTAAGAGGCCCTCTAGCGAGCGCGAGGGGTCCCCCTGAATCAGGTAGGCGACAAGGGCGGTGCGGAGCAGCTCAGTGGCTTGCGTGAAAGTCATGATTGTGCTTTGAAAGCCTCGTAATCGGCGCGAAGGGTTGGGCTGATGCCTCCTCCCCCCCTGGCCGTAGCGCCAAGCTGCTCGGAGATGATTTCGAGGATGTCAGCGCGGTGGCGCTCGATCACGGGCCACAGGAACGCCCACTTGCCATTTCGGGCCAGCTCGACAAAGATGGCGTACTCCATGGTGGCCGTAAGGTAGCCCGTGGCCTCCGTGGGGCTTACCTGGCCAACCAGCCCCTTGATCGAGTTGGTGAGGTTGGTCGTCCGGTCCGTGTAGCCGTGCTCCGCTTTGGCCCAGCCTTCGAGGGCGGCTACCACGATCTTGATGCAGGTCTCTACACCCGAGTGAACCCCGCCGGCAAAGCGATCAAAGCCAGAGAGGATATCGCCGATACCTTGGGCCATGGGTTTCCTTCTAGGGGTCTTTGCCCTCGGCGACGGCCCCAACCTCAAGATCACACTGAAGCCCATTGCCATAGGCTCGCACGCGCTGGATACGAGCCCGCGTCTCGCCGGGGATGAGGCCTGCTGGGATAGTGACGATATCCCCAATCTTGATGTCGGGGATGCCTGCGATCTGGACCGGGACGGAGAGCACCCAGCTTTGCAGGCTAGTCACCCCCGCTTGCCCCTCAAGGCGGCCGCGAAACTCGGTCTTGCGCGGCATATAGACGCGGCATCCCACAAAGGGAGAGCCCTCAAGGGCCACCTCGCTGGTCGTTTTGCCTGCTTGGGGCGTGCGCTGGCGCACCAGGTGCACCACCTCGATAGAGTGCTCCGTGAAGGCAGACATTAGAGCATCTCTCCCATCATCAGAGCATCTCCCCACGGAGCTTGCGGAGCCTGCGCCCTTGGGGACGCTTAAAGAGGCCGCACTGCTCTACAAACAGCTCGTGCCATCCCAGATCGGCATGGTCGAACTGCTTGTAGCGGCGGCGCTCATCGCCAAACTGCTCCTCGATGAGCTGCAAGCCTGCTGCATCGCCTGAGGCCACGCGCCCGCCCCCAAAGACGGCGGGGCGGATGAGCCGATAGGCCACCTCATGAGCAACGGCATCCCACAGGGCCTCTGGGATCGTGGCCCCGTAGCCAAAGCGGCCCGTAACCTCGATGTTCTGGCGGCCTGAGGGGAAGACCCAGTAGAGCGAGGGAGAGGCGGCGCTCGCCGGGCTACCATCGCTGCCCGCACTGGTGATGTAGGCAGAGAGCGTGCCCCGAACCGTGATGAGACGGGTGATGGGCTTGCCCGCCTCTTGCACCAGCTGCACATTGCTGAGGTCGTAGCCGGGGATACCAAAGCCGCCCACAATGGCCACGCGGGTCAGGCTGACAATCTCATCGATCTCCAGCTCGGCAGTGCCGGAGCCATCGAAGCGGCGCGTGGTGTCTGCCCCATCCGCCTTGAACTGGCGCACGGTATGCCGGGCGACTTCCCGCTCTACGGCCAACAACAACGCAGGGACACGCGCCGAAAGCGCAGGCGTGAGGCTATACCCCGCCGTCGCTAGGATCGCGTCGATGTCGTTGGCGCTTGGCCAGTCGGTGTAGTCAGGCATCGTTACTCACCCGAAGAAGGCGGGGCGGGAGCTGCCCCGAGAGGGTCTTCGGCATCGCTCAGCAAGGCGAGGATTTCTGCCTTGTTAACGCCTTGAGGGATCGAGAGGCCGCGTGCTTTGGCAAGCTTCATCAGCTCGTTAAAGTTCAGCTTAGCGAGGGCCTCAGGGCTAGCGGAATCGCTAACAGGGTCTCCGGTGGGCTGGCTGGTTGCCTCGGCGAGGGCGCTTAGGCGGGCCTGAAGATCCTCCTCACTCAGGATCTCAAACCCCTCACGCCCCGTGAAGCTCTCCGCCTGCTGCTCCGTCAGGTGCGCAATGCCCACAAAAACCCCAGCGACCAAGTGGGGCTCAAACTGGATACCCGTACGGATATCGAAGTGCTTTGAGGCATTGGCATAGAGTGCGATCATAAAGGTAAACTCCACCCCTCTGCCACAGGCAGAGGGGTGTCAACAAAGTCCTTGCCTAGGCGGCGAGGACAACACCAGCAGGCAGGAGCAGCTTCCCGTGGTTCCACTCGGGCGCGTGATCGAGGCCAATCTGGCCGTAGATCTGCTCGTTGTCGCTCGATCCCGTCTTGGCGAGAGCCTCGTTGAAGAGAATGCCCTTGCCCGGAACGGGCATCCCTACGAGGCCCACCTGCGCCAAGTTGGTCACCATCACAGCGTTGGCGGGCATGTCGGGCTCCAGTACCAGCATGACGGTGCCAAAGTTGGTGTGGAGCTCGCGGATCTGCATACCGGCCACTTCACGCGAGTACGGCGGGGTAGTGAGGCCGTAGTAGGCACGCTGCAGGTTGGCATACTGCTGCGTGTCCGCAAAAACCACCCAGAACTTATCCGGGTTGTAGCCGTTGGTGGCCACCACGCTCTGCATGAGGCTCTCGAAATAGCCCCGGTACATCGCCGCCGTGATGGTGCCTGCCACAACCGCTGTCTGGTCGTTGATGTTGGTGGCAATCGAGGTGTAGATACCCCGGCTCTTGAGCGCCGTCGCAGTGGCGTCCGCCGGGTTCACGTACGCTCCCTGCACGCTGGTGAAGTTCACATCACGAGCGACCTTAGCCAGCTTCGCCATGAGCTGGAAGTCCATCGAGCGCGGGTTGATGACCTCGCCTTGCGCGGCCCCCTGGGGAATCGGCACAACGCCCGTGATCGTCTTGTCCCCCTCGGCCAGATAGGTCACGCCGACCGTCTCGTGGTAGATCTGGATCACGTTGGTGCTCTGCGTGATGGACTGGGTCCCTGCGGCAGGAGCGGCGGCCCCTTCCAGAATCGCGGGCTGACTTGGCGCGGCGATCTGGAAGTAAACGCCAATGGGAAACTCACGGGAAGTGGTTTCAATGATCCCACCAATGCGCTCACCCTGAAACGCCCCAACGAGCTTCAGAAGAGTGTTGGGGCGCTCCCCGACTTGGAAGAGTTGGCCCAGCAGGGCGACGGTTGTGGTATTTGCAGCTGGCATAAAGTGTGTCCTTTAAGTGGTTTTCAGAATCATCGCCCGGCGGGCTTTGAGTTATCGCCCGGCGGCTTGACGCTTGAGGCGGATGGCTAGCAAGACATTGCCCGACTTTTCCGCTTCGGCGATCTTGGCGGTGAGGTCCTCGGGGGGAGTCCCACCGGGGTTTGTCGTCGTGCCCGCAGGTGGTGGGGGCGGCGTAGGCGCAGGTGCTGCGGGCATGAGCCCCTTTAGCTTCTGGGCCTGGGCCCGCATCCCATCTTCATCGCTCGCCGTGATGAACTCGACCGCTTCTGGCGCGATCCCAACCTCTAGCGCGATCGTGCGCCGCGTGGCCTTCAGGTTCTGCTCTTCTAGGCGTGCGATGCGCTCATTGGCCTCTCGCAAGGCCTTCTGCTCGGGGGTTTCCCCTGCGGGAGGCTCTGGCTTCTTGGGCTCCGGAGCCGGAGGTGCGGACGGAGTTGGGGCAGGAGGTGCAGGGGGCGTAGGCGGCGCGGGTGTGGGTGGAGCTGGAGGAGCAGGCGGAGTGCCCGGATCGAAATAGAAGCCAGGCATCCCCAAAAGATCAAGGTAACTTGGAGCGAAGCTATCCGTATTATAGGCAAAGCGATTCATTCTTGCGTATCTCCTTCAGAGCGATTTGCTCCGTAGTAGCGAAGTTGAGATTGTGGAACTTGGTCAGGGTAGGCAACTCGGCTCACGAACTGCTCCTGAGGCAAAACAGACAAGATGGTGACGGTGTAGCACTTGCAGTTGGGGTGGCCGATAGGCAAGTTCTGGGGTAGGTAGTTTCCCGCCCCTACCCCATCGGAGCTATCCGCGGCCCACCAATCACAGATGTCGATGCGCGGGTGCGCGGGGGAGAGCCGCCAGCCGATGGCGCTCACCCACGGCTGGAGCTGGCCCGTCGAGTCGGTGATGCTGGCAAGGTGGCCCTCGCGAAAGGCCGTGTTGATCTCCGTTCGGGCGATGCGGCGGGCCTTGTAGGCCACGTTCTCGGCCCCATTGGCCTCAAGAACGGGCGCGATCCGCCTAGCCAGATTCCTTGCGCTCTCCCCCCGCGCGATCCCCTCGACCAGCGTGTCAGCCAGCTCTTTTCGGGCGTCCCGGTCCAAGTTGTAGAGGCGCTGGGAGAGAACAAGGCCGTCTTTGTAAGTGCGCTGGTAAGCCCGCTGAAGCGCGATCTGAGGGACTTCCCCAAAGCGGGTGACTGCTGTGCCAAGGCGAGCCAGTCTCTGCGCTTGGCCTAGGGTGGCTTCCGCGCCGGGCAAGATTCCGGCCTCTCGGTCGCGCTGGGCCAGAACGGCATCGAGGAGCGAGCGCTCCCGCTCGGCGGCAATGCGTGCCATCCCTACAATGCCCATGTCGAGCTGGTCTTTGTACTCCGCCCGAAAGCTCTCTAGGGTGGCTTCCAGCTTGGCAAGCAACTCCCGGCGGTAGCGCTCCCCCAAGATGCCACGCGGGGTGGTGCGAATCTCCGTGCGGAGCCGCTGCGCCGTGCGGGCAAGGAGTGCCTCTAGGCCTTGGGCGGCCTCGGCATCAAGGCGGGTTTGGGCACGACGAGCCGCGAGGATGCCCTTAACGTAGTCGCTACGAAGGCTCACTCTCCCCACTCCAGAGGCAAGAACAGCCTGCGCCGGAGAAGATCGATGCCAATGCCCACCAAGCCACAGACCGCACTGCACGCACCGGCAACAACCACCGGCGCGGCGATCAGCTCAAAGAACCAGACCCAAGAAGCGGTTTCCACGTGGAAAGTCAGCATGATCACTGCTCCTCCTCAGGTTCGGCGGTCTCCTTAGTGGGGTCCGTGGCCTTCTCAGTGGAGCTCGGGGCGGGTTCGTCTTCGAGCTCCTCTTTCAGGGCGGGGATATCGCGCACTCCGTTGATCTGGGCAATGCGCTCGATGGCCCGCTCGTGGGTGATGTAGCCCGCCAGCTCCTCTTCCTGCGTACGGCCTACTTCAAGCTCTTTCTCCTCCGGGGAGAGCTCAAAGAACGGGGGCCAGCTCACCTGCACATCCCACGAGTCGGGAGCGGTCTCGCTGGCGGGGCCGATCAGCTCCGCACCCACCCCAATCTTGGCAAGGCCTAGTGCCAGCGCTTCGAGGAACGGCTCGATGCCGTTCTGCCCATACGACTTGCGCTTCTCCTGCGTGGTCTCGATGAGCAGAGCGTAGAGCTGCTCTAGAACCGCCGTGGTGAGGTTGCCCTTGTTGGTGAACTCCGCTTGGTCCACATTGACCGTGCCCGCCGCGTCGTTGAGCTGCTTTTCGAGGTCTTTGGCATACTGGCGCAGGGCCTCGCGGGTGTCGTTGGTGCCCGAGGGGAAGATCACCTTGCCCTGCTGGCCCTCGCCGTGGCTGTTGGTGCTCTGGAGCGCGATGGGCTGGCCGGGGCGAACCGGCTTGTCGATGTCCTCATCCTCAAGGTCAAGATCGATGAAGTACGGGTTGATGGTCGAGTCGAACTGGTTGCAGCGCTTCTGGTGCCAGTAAGCAAGATTGACATCATCCAGGATGCGGTACAGCTCCCAGAGGTCTCCCACCCCCAGCGTGTCATCGACCTCTAGGTTCTTGATGTGGACAACGGGGATCACGCCAAAAGGATTGGGAGCGCGGCTGGATTCTGTCCATGTGAAGGTGTCGGGGTCCTGCTTGCCCAACGACTCGCTGGGCACGTCGAAGTAGTGTACTTCCTGCGTAGCAGTCCACTCCTCGCGGTACCACATCTTCTTTCCGCCGGGAGGCTGGTAGCAGTACTGCACACGCACCATCAGAAGTCTGGATTTGTCGTGCGGGTCGTAGAAGAACTGACAGTCCGTAGCGGCGGAGAGGGTCTGAATCGAAACCGGGCACTTGGGGCGGCTAGGGTCCCACGCGAACTTGAGCGCGATCTGGCCCTCGATGGCCCCCTTCTCGGCGGCCGCGACCATCCGGGCAGGCATGTTGTTGCTGGCCCACACGTGGCGCAGAAACTCCTCCAGCACCTCGTTTCCCGGCGCGCTGATCTCGATCCCCTTACCAAAGAGGAACCGAGCTCCCCGGCGAACGATGCGCTTGGCATGGCTCATGCAGCGTGGCAGTGGCCCCAAGTCCTCGGTCTTCCAGTTGCGAAACGCCCAGAGTGGGTAGGGCTTGAGGGTGTGGTAGGCCCATGCCTCCGCCGACGCGCTGCGCACACTATCGAGCCCAGCGGGGCGGGCCTTCACCCCAAGGAGAAGTACTCCGGGATCAGCAATGCCCTCAAGTGGCGGGGGCAGAGTGGCAGGTTTAGTTTTTCGTGGCATGGTGGGTTAGTGGTCCGAAATGGAGGACTTGCCTCGCTGGCTCTTGCGGGTCTTGAGAGTTCCCAGTACCCGCTTGATGGCGTAGACAAACACGTCTACGAGGTCGTCATGGGTCCCCGTGGGGAAGGCGAGGAGCTGCCGGATGAGGTCTTGTACGCCCTGGCGCGTGGCAGGGAAATACGACTCATCCGGCATGAGAAACCGCCCCGACTCACAAAACGGCGTGACGCCGTGGGCTCTCTCTTCCTTGCCCTCTCTGCCCGTGAGGATGGGAATGAGGACGAGCTCCGGGTGAGAGCGCCGCACGTACTGCATTAGCGTCGTGCCAGAAACCTTGTCCTCAACAAAGTCCCCCCGGTATTTCTCCCCATAGAGCTTGCGAAAGAACGCCGCCTGATCGACGAGGAACTTCGCTACCTGTGGCGTCTCCCAGCGCCCATGAAGCACACGGAGCAGGTAGAGGTTCCCATCCTCGCCGAGGGCCACCGTAAGGCAGGCGGTCTCATCGTTCTCTTCTTCCGCCTTGAGGGCCGTGTCCCAGATCGTGAAGACTTCGCGGAAAACAGGAAGCTGCTTGTAGCGTGTGCTAAACCAGCTCTCGCGGAAGATCTTCCCTCCGGCAGGGAAGGGCCGCTGGAGGTGCTGGGCCGCGTAGTCCGCTTCACCAAGCTGGGAGCGTAGCTTCTTGAGGACCTCCGGCGTAAAGAGCTTGGGAAAGAGCAGCTCCCCCGTTTGCTGGCGAGGATCGCGCCAGAACTCGCACTTGTTGCCATCGATGACGTGGTAGGTCACTGCCCGAGCGCTGGGATCAAACTCGGTGGGCAGGATCAGCTGCTCATAACCTCCCAGCGTCTGCACATGGCCGGTCAGGTCCTCTTCGTGGAGGCGCTGCATGATGATGATGCGAACGCCGGTTCTTGGGTCGTTGAGGCGGGTGGGCATTGTTCTATCCCACCAGTCGATAACCTTCTTTCGGTGCAGTGCGTTGTGCCGATCTTTGGCATTGAGCGGGTCATCGACGATGATGGCGTCCCCGCGGTGGCCGGTTCCTTTGCCTGCGACGGTGTGGCAGAAGCGAAAGCCCTTCTGCGTGTTTCGGTAGAACGTCTTGGTGTTCTGGTCACGGGTAAAGCGCCAAGTGGGCTCAAACTCTCGCTGGAACCACTCGCTATCGATGACCTCACGTGTGCGCACGGCATCGCGGATCACGAGGCTCTGATCATAGCTAGAACACAGCGCTCGCCACTCGGGTAGGTCGATCCAGACCCACGCGGGGAAGAGAACAGACAGCACGATGCTCTTGGCGTGGCCAGGTGGGATGTTGATCACCAGATCGCGAATCTCCCCCCGCCGAACGGCTTCTAGGTGCTCACAGATCGCCCCGATGTGCCAGTTATCGATAAAAGGCATCCCCGGCTCAACTTGCCCCCAGCCCTCCTTGACGAACTGATACAAGGGCAAGCGCGGAGAGTGGCTAACCGGACTAAGAGCGCTCGCGGCGGCTTCTAGCAGCTCGCTGGAGCTCCTCTGCGATGGCCGTTTGCGTCTCTTCATTTGTAACGTGCTTCTTCACGATGCTGACAAACTCGGCCAGCAGCTCCTCGATATCGTCATCGTCGTAGGTGCCCTTGAGCAGGAGCACCATGTCCGTTGCGGCCTTGGCAGCCATTACAAGATCGCGGAAGGTGGCCTCAAGACGAGCCGCTTTTAGGTCCTCAAAGCATGCCGTCCGAAGCTCCTCCCAGAGGCGGAGCACCTCCCCCTTGGAGCTTCCCCCTGCCCGAAGCGCCGTGCCCGTAGAGAGTGCCCGAAGTGCCCGACTTGCGGCACCCTCCTGATCCTCCCCGCTTCCGCCCTCAGGGGGGCTTTTCTGCTCCCCGAGTTGGACTACAGTTCGCTCGCTCACCCACCGCTGGAGAGTCTGTCGTGGGACATTGGAGAGGCGGGCCGCTTGGCTGAGATTGCCCCGCGCGGCATCGTAGAAGGCCAGTGCCGCCGCCTGATCCTCTGAGGAGTACTGCCGTCTTGCCACTTGCCCCTACTTGGTCCAAGGGTCGTAGATATCCACCGCCCCTGGACGGGAGTGCCATAGACACCCCCCAAAGTAAAGCAGAACAGCGATGCAACACCATGCACAAGCACGAGCCATCAGGGGACTGGCACAAATCGCAATAGGTAGGTTGTACGAACGGTACGGCATAAGCAACTCCTGAAAGGTTCTCTCCCGGACGCCACGGGAGAGAACAAATCCCCAGCTTGGGGCATTAATCCGGAGAATCAGGTGGCATGGGGACCGATCCCTTGCACTGAGGGTCCCTATCCGGGGCGTCGAGGATCAAATGAGCGAGGCGCTCACGTAGGAGAGCACGGCCTTGGGAGTCAATCTGCTGGACCCGCGCCCGCGTCACCCCTATCTCGAGAGCAATCTCATCCAAGGTGAGGCCATCCAAGTAGCGCATCTCGATCACTCGGCGCGTGCGCTCTGGCAGAGACGTGAGTGCCTGGTACAGATCAAGATGGAGCTCAATATCATGGCAGTCTTGGGCAGAAACACTCTCTCCCAGTTCCTGAGGAGTCTCACGCACGATTTTACGCAAGGCATCCCGAAGGGCGGAGCGAACGCACTGATAGCACCATGTCCAGTAGCGTCCCTTGCTCGGCTCCCAACTCTCCAGAGCCTTCAGTACCCCGAGTCGAGCGTGCTGAAGGGCGTCCTCAAGCTCTAGCTGCTGATGCGAGATACGACACGCGCGGCGGGCTTGCGTACCCAAGAAGGGTTCCAACGCGTCTAGGATCGCATCGGTGATCCGGTCTTGATAAGACGCACATCGTGGATCACGACGCCAGAGGGCCGCGTTCTCCAAGCCCCCGCTTGTCGGCGTGACCCAGACACGGTGTGGAGCTCCTCCACTTGAATTATGCAGCGAAGGGGGCATTGTACAAGCCTCCCGCCAAAAAGAGGAGCCCTAGGTTTAAACCCGACTCTTCTGAGGGCAGCGGGTACTCTTCTGAGGGCAGCGCATGAGGTGCGATGGGCGGTTTAACCTTCCACTCAGTCAGAGGGCCAGAGATGCTACTGAGCTCAAAAGCGGCGATTTCTTTTAGAGTGAGGGCATCACGCCGGATAAAGCTCTCCTCCCGTGTCTCTGTCACCAAAACGGGCCGGAACCAGAGATCACAGCGGACATTGGGGCCACCATCGAAGCGACAAATATCGCCATGACCCACCTGTGGCTCAGCCACATCGATCTCATAGCGCCAGAGGGCTGTGTGCTCTCGCAGAATGTAGCCATCATCCGTGGGGATGATCACGGAGCGCTTACCGTAAAGCATGAACCCTACCAAGCATAGGGCAGGGATGAAGGGAGGCATGAAGATCTCCTTTTCTCAGTGGAGGGGCTTAAGTTAGGCGACTCATCGGGCACCCATCGGAAAACTGGAAGCGGCTGTGTTGCCGACGAGCTCTGGCACGACACCGCTGGATTGCAGAGTCGTAGACGGCGGCCAGAAGCTTAGTCTTAGGCTCACCAAAGGCAGCCAAGCGAGTCTCCTTGAGCAGCCAGTCCCGAACCTTGTGAACACGGCCCTTACCGTTGGGACTGTTCAGGTTGGACAAAACACGCAACCGGTGAAGCTCACGACGGGTTAGGCCACAGGGACGAACACCACCCGTGGCGGACGGAGGAGTAAGCAGGATCATTTTGCGCCTCAGGGGCAGGGGTAGGTGGGGAAAGGAGGCGGGCTGGGGAGGAGAGCCTACGGCGGCGCTCCCCAGTGCCGCCGTAGGCCATGACCGAGATTCGAGTGCTCGGGGTTTGAAGAGTAGCCTACCCCTCAGAGAGGAGGACGTCAACGAAACGAGGAGGAGCTTGAGTCCTACGTGGACTCACCTTGGCCCTATGTGGCATCGCTGGCTCTATGCGGCATCGCTCTGCCCCTGTGAACGACGTAGGGCAATGCCGATCTTTGTGCGCAGCGCCGCTTGCCAACGACAGACCGTTTCACGCCCATGGCCCGTTTGGCGGGCTAGGCGGCGGCTACGGCCCTGAGAGAGAGCGGCCTCAAGCAGCTCAAGCTCATCTTCTTCGAGGGCTAGCGTCAGGTAGATAGTTCGGGTAGCGATGTTGGTGAAACTCCTTGCCAGGCATGCACATTCCGGCGATGTGGGGAGCATCTAAGGGCATTATATAGCACTAACTACCAAAAGGGCGCATCATTCCAATCGTGCTTTGGCTACTTGGTGGTAGTGAGCGCTCTTCTCAATACCAAGGTAGCCAAGGCCCTTGCGCTTTGCCGCGAGGAGCGTGCTGCCTGAGCCTGCAAAGGGATCGAGCACGACCCCGCCCGGCTCCACAATCTGAAGCAGGTCTTCCATGAGTGCCACCGGCTTGCCCGTCAGGTGCAGCTTCTCACCGGGTCTTTCCACCCCGTGGCGAAAGACTCCCGGTAAGGTAGACACACCCCGCTCGACCGGCATCTTGCCCTTGCTGCCCCAGACGATGTACTCCGCCTGGTGGGAGAAGCGCCCCTTCATCGGGCGGCAGCCACCGCCCTTGTCCCAGACCGCACACCCACGGCGGATGAAGCCCGCGTGCTGGATCACATCCACTGTGGTGCCGATCTGTCGCCAGTCGGTAAAGATCAGGATCACCGCGCCCTCCGCCGCGATCCGGTGGCACTCAGCCAGCCAGCGGTAGCACCAGCTCGTGAAGGCTCGCTGGTCCATCGTGTCGCCGTCGAAGTCTTCCCAGACTAAGTGCTGCCCCCCTTGAACGTACTTCTCGCTAGGCTTACGGGCTCGATCCGAGGCACTCTGACCACCGGAGTTATAGGGCGGGTCCGTGATAATGGCTTGAACGGAGCCTGCGGGAAGCTGTGAGAGGAGCAGGAGCGCGTCGCCGTGAAGGACTTGGTTGGTAGGCAGTACTAGATAGGGGCTTGGTGGGAGCTGTGTGATCTCGTTTTTCTCTGTCATCCTGTCGGTAAACACCTGTTTTCTTTAAGATTAAGGTGAGTCTATCGAGAGAGGCAGGCAGCGTCAACGAGGAGGAAAGTAGAGGTAGGCCACTGTGGCCTCGTTTTCTTCTCCGCTGATACCAAATTCCAAACCTAACTATCCGACCAAAACCAGCTCCTCTTCAGCAGGTTTACTATCAGCATTTACCAGATCAACCAGCCTCGTTCGCATTTCTTCTTTATCAACAGCAGTTGCTAAATTTAACACTAAGGATCTATTTCTAAGCAACTTCAAAATCTTTTTTACCGTATCTTTATCAATTCTGTTCTGGCTAACGTGCACCAAAGATATTTTCTCTGAGATATCTTTTCGATTTCCAACGTGTTCAAATTTCCAAGCAGCAGACAAGGCGCTCCTATTCATACTTGGATTGGAACTTGGTAAAGGAACAATTTCCACAACAACGGTGTCCGATGGCATTTCCATGCCATAAGAAAACGTGACATCTTCTTCATTCACGGGTATTGAGTAATCTTTTTTTAATCTTGGGTTCTTAGACGTACCTACCTGCTTAAAAAGCTTAGATAATTCCCAATCAACTCGTTCTTTAGAAGGTTCCGTTGACGCGGTATCCTCTCCTTCCAAAACAAAAATATCAAATAGATACTCACAAGCATCCTGATGAGATGCTATATCTTCTAAAAATCCTCCGGGGCTGAGCACAAAAGATTCATTAGAAAAATGTGAAAATTCAGCAAGAAACTCAACGGATCTTATCGGTACCAGAGTACCTCCTTTCAAAGGTTTTATCGCATCACCACTTATTAGGAACCGCCATGTTTTTACCCAATGTGCATATATCTTCTGATTAAGAACGAATGAAGGTGGATTATCAAGAATACCCGGCTCATCCAAAGATTCACCGCGAAAACATGCCGATACACCTTCAGGTGACCAAACAAGCACTCCAATATTGCGAACTTCCTGACGCCAAGAATCTTGCACATACTGAATAAGCATGTACCGGGGACAAGTATTTCTTTTATCGTAAAAATCGGAGTACGATACCATATGATCAGAAACCCACTCGTCTTTGCTCATTTTCTACACGTCCTTTGCGGTGACGCCACCAATATTTGGCAATCCCCACTGATTTATATTCTTGAATTCATGTGAGTTATCCTGAATAAGATTCCACATCTTTCGCTTTCTCTTTTTAAGAAAGTCGGCTATGGCTATCCGTTCATCTTTATTTATGCCTATGTCAAACGGAACAAAACACAGATTATCAATTTGATAATCTGGCAAATTCTCAATCTTGTGAATCCACTCTCCAAAAAACTTATCACTGCCGATGCAATCTAGGAAAACATGGCGATTATAGGGGAAACAACCTGATGGGAAATACTCTACAGAAACCAGCTCAGGTCCAGAGCATCCCAGCCGATCTTCAATATCTTTCAGGCGTGTAATTCCATAATTTGGAACTACTCCCAGTAGTGAATAGCCATGATCGTACAACCAATAGTGGTCATCCTCGAGATAAGATATATTGCCTCCGTGCCTATCACCATTGCCCACAAATATGTCAAAAATTAGAGATCCACTACACTTTTTAAGTTGATTTTCCAAGCAACTTTCGACATCGATGACTGGGCATCTTCCTCCATCACAGGCAAAATTAAAAGTAGTAAAATATGGACCGGGAGGCATAGCTCTCTCTACTTGAATCAGCCCATGAGGGGATATAGGCAACCCCAAGTAATCAGCCAAACGAGTAGCAATATATTCGTTTGCCAAGGTCTGAATATAATCCCGCTTGTTGGGGCCAGGCTTCGCATACCCTCTGATCATCACCTGAAAAGTCCCGGTCACCCCATCGGTCCTAGGCTCTCCAGGTTTCGGCGTCTTGATGATTGCTCTGAAGGGAGTATTTTGATTTATACCAGTATCTGCCATATTTGACCTTCACCCATGATATTAAAATGCAACACGTCTGCCACGCGTGCCATTTTCGTGGCATTGGTAACTAACCTTCCGCAAGCACTCACGCGCCCCCAGCAAACAACCCCAACTCCGGCACTTGCTCCCACGCTTGGACGAGCAGCCTCTCCACATCCCGCGCCAGACGGTGGTGCTCCTCATCGACCGGCCCTTCGTAAAAATAGACCACGGGCTCTCCGCACAGCCACTCCCCTCGCGCTTGATGGAAGAAGAAGTGTGCCAGCTCGTGCGTGAGAGCCTGCGCCTGCTGCACTCGCGAGTAAGCGATGTTGTAGTAGATGGTCCATGTGTCCCGCTCCTCATCGTAGGCAAGCCGCCCTCGCCCTTCCCCTGGCCGGTAGAAGGGCACCATCCCGATCCCGAGGCCCTGCGCCACGCTCACCCACGTCTCCGGGGCGTGTAGCTTCCGATCCCCCGCAAGCCGCTTGAGCTCTCCCACGGTCTGGCGTATGGCCTGAGCACAGTGCTCTGGTGTGACGATAGGTCCCGGAAGCCAGCAAAGGGGCGTTCGGGGGTAAGGCGATAATGTTGGAGTGGCGAGCTGAGGCGAAGTGTTGGGGTGTGTGATCTCGGCGTTCGTGGCTACTTCGTCTTTCTCGCTTGGTCGCCGGGCTTACCTTGTTGGTCGCCGGGCTTGGTGGGCTTCTCCGGCTTGGGCTTGCACACGCCACAGGTTCCGCCGCCTTTACAGTGCTTGCAGTACTTGCAGTTTGTGCACGCTCGGCAGCTCGCAGAACCCTTGCAGGTAGCACGGCCTTTGTGCCCCCCATGGGCGTAGGCACAGGAGATAAGGACAAGGAGTGCCATTGCGAGCGTCGTTGTCTTCAATAAGAAAATCTTCATTCCGGTTACCGTCCCCGTCCCCGTCCTCGGCCGGAGCTTCGCGATGTCGAACTCTTGGTTCCAGGAGCGCTTCGTGTGTGCGAACGAACATACGTGCCGTCTTTGCGATAGTAGCCATTTACGTGCACGGGACCGTGGTAGCTCAACTCTGGGCGTGAGGGCGAAGTAGAACTGCCAGCGGCAATGGGCTCCCAACCAGCAACGCGAACCCGAGTAGATGCAACGCTAAACTCTTGCCCCGATTGTGATCGTAAAAAAAGTGCCTTGAGTTTCCCACGGTTAGACTCAATGCGAGTAGTACCGATCCAAGTGGCTCTTGATGGAGAAAACAAGTAAACCACGTAGTTCGGTGCTTCTTCAGAGCCATTATCTGCTATCACCTTTTCTACAAACGCAGTGATATCGTCGTCCGCTAAGGGAGTGGCTGAACCAGATACATTTACAATTTGTGCCCGCGAAATGTTTTCTGCTAAAGACTGTCCTGATAAAGGAATTCCTTTGATTTTCACTTTGCTTGTGGTCGAGGTAAATACCCACGCAGGTATCTGTTTCCCCGATGCTACTCGTTGCTGAATCTCCTCGATCCCACCAACTCCAGCAGGAACCACGAGCATTGTTACCTGTCCCGCAGGTGCTCCAGATGCATCTTCTAGAGTGAATTCAACACCATCGTTCTGTCCTTTTGAGCACCCCAACACAAGAAATGCTAAAAGGAAAGTAATGAGAAAACGCGCATGCCGGTACATTCTTAATGTGTCCACCTTTGTTTATTCTTCAGCGCCTCAATACCATGCTTGCGTTAGCAAAGCGTTAGCAAAGCGTTAGCAGCTCTTCTGGCCGCTTTGTAGGAAAGAACATGAGCGCCCCTCGCTACTATCGTTGAGGCATGACTCCCTGAAGCGCCTCTGCGGCTCCTATGCCCATGGCCCAAACAAGAGCAAGCAGGAAGATGACGATCCAAACAATCCCTGCTGCAGGACCGGATTTTGTCCGCTCACCCCGCATGAACATATAGACAGGAAAGAGGAAAATCGCCGCGACGGCTAACCCCTCAGTCTTAAACCCCGCGTTTTTCACCTTATCGATGTCCACCGCTATAAAAATGACATTCAGAACAACAGTCACCCACCACAAATCACTGACTTTCATTGAAAGTGGGCCGGAGAGCGCCAGTTCGACAGCTACCCCAATCAAGGGCAGAAATGCCATCGTCCAAAACACACTGTTGTCAATCTGTCGGTAAGCTTGGGGATCTTCCCCTGCCATAGGGAGATCGCGGCCACAGTAGCGGCAAACCTTGGCCTCGGCCTTGATAGTCTCAGCGCAGAAGGGACACGCTTTTTCGCCTGAAGTTTGAAGGCGCGATCTCAGTAAAGCGAAGGTTGGTTTTAGATAGATCGACTGCTTTGCTACTAGCTCTGCACCATTCTCTTCATCTATCAGAATGGTGTCTTCGATGATAAGACCATCCTCAACCCACTTGATTAATTGGCTGTTTTGCGTAGCATGTCGAATTGATCCATCAGTAAGCGTCACTTTTATTTTCAACTACGGATCTCCTACTCCTCAGGCGGTTTCCCTTTAAGTCGATCAGCTTTCTTCCCTACAATGTCAGTACGCAGCTCGTACATGGCATCGAGCATCGCCTCGGTCTGCTCGGTGATCACCGCTTGGATCTTCAGAGGCAGCTTGTCATAAGCCGCGACCATCCGCATGCGTATCTCTTCGCCCGTGTCATCTTCGGGATCGCGAATACGCTCGATACGCTCCTCGGTGTCGTGTTTGGGAGTTGGTTGCCGCTGAAAACCAAAGCCTTCTACGGTCGGATAGCCCGCCGCTTCAAGAAGAGGGTTGGGGTCGATTCGATACCCGAGCGCAAACCGCAGGATTATCGGCTGGGATACTCGATCCCCTTGCCACATCCTGATTACGGTGTCGTGGGAAATCCCACCGCGCCGAGCGGCGACACGCGAAGCGACTTCACCTGTCACCTCCCGCACTTTTTTTGCGAACTCTGGATACGCGCCAACGATTTCCGGCAATGAAGCCATAGCTGGCATACTCGCCCTCCCAATCATGGGGGTGTTAACCCAATACCCTTGTGTCATTATTCCGCGCTCCTGTCAGTTTCTCGACAGACAGACGTACTTCTTACAAAAAAGTTACGTCAGAACATTGACACTGTCTACGTTCTTACGCTAACATTGATTGTAAGAAGTTCGACGACAGGAGCCCTTTCATGCTGACCGCAGACCAACTAGAAAAAGCCAACCAACTCTTCGCTGAGGGAAAAACTCCCGAAGACGTTGCCCGCGAGCTGGGCCTCGCTCACACCACCTTTCGCCTACGCCTAGCCCAGAGCGGCTACCGGATCGAGGTCACTCGTGCCCTTGTCCCGATTGTCCCGGTCGAAGTGAGCGTGAAATGAAAGGTCTCCAGCTCCCCCACGCCACGCAGGTTGCCGTCGCCACACGCAGGCGTACCCCTCGCTTCAAAGTTAGCCAGTTCGACCGAGAGGGCAACTGGGTGCGTGACATCCCTGAGCACAGCCCGCTTCACGCGGAGGCGGTAGAGGATTTCAAACGCCTGCGCTGTCCTCGGCGCTTGGTGATTGAGGGCATCTGCTACGGCGTGCAGGAGGACAACTAGCCATGAACCTGCCTATCCCGAAGACCGGCGCTGCTATCGTGGTGTTGGCGTTCTTCATGCCCGACGGCTCCCTCTCCATCTGCATCCAAGATGCCGGGCATGACGCTCCCCTTGAGATCGCTTTGCTGGGGCAGTGGCTCCATGACTCTGAGGGGCGCGTGGTGGCTCCGGGCTTCTGTTCCCTCTCCAACGACGATGCGGAGAAGATGCTCGCTCTGGTGTGCCGGATCGGATCGCCCCCCCGGATCGGTGATGAACCTAGCGATCCCGTGAGATGCATCGCGGATGTCCTCATCGCGCACCTGGGGGAGCTTACGCCCCAGAAGGTAGTCACGCGGGCCTAGAGCTCGCCACGATCCCCATGGGCGCGGGGGTGTCGCGCCAGCAACGTATAACTCTCCCCGGTTTGAGGACCGCACACCAAGGGCCGGGGCTTTTTGGGAGGTTGGGGCAATTGGGAGCCCGCTGCGCTACGAGTGCAGAGATGGCGGTTCGAGTCTGCACCCTCCCCATTCAGAAGACCAGACAGAGGAAAGGGCCGGGGCGGAACCACCCACCACCGGCCCAATGACCGCACCGTAGGAGGGTGCAACCAACGCCATGAGTATATCATTGACACCTCAGGAGTGGGCCCAGCGAGACGTGAAGTCGCTGGCAACGAGCCTCGCTTTGGGTAAGACGCTCTTCACCACCGGCAACTACACGCTGGAGACTCTCCACGAGCTCGGACCGGGGAAGTACTTTGTGCGTCGCCCTGAGCCCCTGATCAACACGAAAACCGGCGAGCTCATCGAAGGCTATGAGGTTGACCTCGTCACCGCTACCTGTACATGCCCCTTGTTTGTGCGTCTCGCCAGCCGTGCCCACTTACCCGGCTATGAAGACCTGAAGCCCTGCTGCAAGCACCTCTGGGCCACTCAGGCAGATCTACTCGCCTTCTACGAGCGCCACCACCCGCTCATCAAAGCGGACATCCCTCTACTGCTAGGCTCCCAGCCCCACTTTAGCGCCTCGCTCGTTCCCAGTGTCAGTGCACCGCAGATACCGAACTGCCCCGACTGTGGAAAGCAAATGCGCTCCATGGCCAAGCAGGGGCACCCGGAAGCCTATCACTGCTCGCGCTGCGTCCGTTTCTGGGACGATGCCAGCCTGATGCTGCGTGAGGACGCGCTCCACGTCCCTGGTCCTCTGCTGAGGGCTGGCTCTCCTCCTGCGTTCGCCACGGCTCCTAACCCTGTCCCTCCTTCGCCTCGCTCAACGCGCTCACGCCGCTTTGTGACCTGCCAGCGGTGCCATGTGGCCATGGATGAGTCCACCAATGAGCGAACCGGGCAGGAGGGCCATCGATGCGCCGTGTGCGGGGATTTCCTCCCGCTCGGCTCTCTTCGCCCCATCCCTGCGCCTCAGGCGCACGCCCTGACCGTGAGCTACTGAAAGGACTCTCTCCATGGAACCAAGCACGATTTCTCTCTACGACCTAGCCCAGCCCCAGTGCTGGGCAAAAATTTCCCTCATGGGCCACCGCGTTGAGTGGGGCACAGTGCAGCTCGTCAACATCGGGTCTGTTTTAGTGCCCGTCCCCATGCTCTTGGTGGAGATCCCCGCCATCGATCCCGCCCCCTCCCTCCTGCGCCGCAATGAGATGCCGCGCTCCGATGGCTCCCACTATTGGTGGGTGAGCAAGCCCTTTGCCGGGCAGAAGGCAGAGGAGTACCTCTTCAGCCCTCAGGCCGTCTTCAGCATCGAGCCGACCACGAAGGCGGAGGTGATCGAGCACCACCTCATGCAAGCGGGCGGGATGGACATTGGAGCTTGGGGACAAGCCTCCCTCTGCCGGGCGTACCAGATCGCCCTAGCCAATGCAGACCTGCTCAATCCCGGCCCTTGGACAGAGGCGCATGAGGCCGTGATCCAGTTGGTGGATGCCGAAAAAGAAGCGGAGATTGAGGCGCTGAGCTCAGACCCCTTCTCTGAGGATGACGAGAAGTGAGCGCGGCCCTCGATTTCCACGTGGAAACGCCCCGCTGCGCCAATCCCGCGTGTCAGCGGAGGACCACTGCGGAGCGCTCCTTCTGCTCCGGGTGCTGGTCCCGTCTTCGCGTTGGCACCCGCAAGCGCATCATCGCCAGCCATGCCCACCGCGCGGGCAGGCTCCACACCGTTCGCATGGCCATCTCGGAACTGAGGGGAGCGACCAGCGCCGCGCATGGGCTCCAAGGTAAGGCCAGCTCGACCACCAACCCTACCCATTCGACCGCACACCGCACCAATGGAGGTTTACGATGATCTACAACCCGCTGGACACGACCGCTAATCGGATCCTGCTCGATCCCGCGTCCCTGAAGACCGAGGCTCCCGGTGATCTCGGCTTGCCCCTTACCCAGACCTGCGCCCGCTGCGGCGCTCAGGCCGTCGTGAAGCTGGCAGATCTCGGAGGTGAGGCCGCCTGCTACTGCAACGCCTGCCACGTGATCGGCACGCGCTTGGTGGCTAAGGCCATGGCTCTGGGCATCGAGGTGCCTCGCTGGACTCACCCGGACAGCCCCACCGGAGATAGTGCCGAGGTCCTTGCCCGCCGGATGGACCGGCTCACCCGCTGGCTGGCCGTGGGGATCATCCCGCTACTCGCCATCCTCATCGTGCGCAACCTCCCCGGTCTGCGCGATCTCCCGTGGTGGCCCTAGCCCCACTCACATGGTGGCCGTAAAGGCCGCCCCTCTCCCAGAAAGGACAAGTACTTCATGGCTTCGGATTTGATCAAGGCTGGCGGTCTCTGGACCAACAAGGACAAGAACGGAAAGACCTACCTCACCGGCAAGCTCTCACCCACGGTGCGCATCCTGATCTTTGCGAACGAGTTCCGCGAGTCGGAGAACCAGCCCACCCACATCCTCTACTTCTCGCAGGTGGAGCAGCAGAGGGAAGGGGATGACCCCGATGAGTTCTTCGACCCGAATCAGGCTCCCCGGCCTGGCTATGGTGCGCAGCGCACCGATACGCAGGGCTATGGGTCGCAGCGCTCCCAAGCGCCGGAGGATGTCCCTGCCGCTCGACCGGCTCCCCTGGCCCCAAGACCACCCGCTCGTCAGCCCGCTCCTGCGCCACGGCAAGGACCTGCCGGGCGTGGTGGATATCGTCAGCCCTCCCCACCGCCGGACTTCGACGACCTTCAGGACCCCTTTGCCGAGTAATACCAATTTGCTCAGGCACCGCTAAGGGCGTGGCGAAGCTCCCCGCCTAGAGAGAACGACCAGATGACCGCACCCCGAACCACAAAACCAGATGATGAAGCAGGGCCAAAGCATACGGAAGGGCCACTGCTCAAAGAACTTCCCCTCGCCAGCCTACGGCCCTCAGACTTCAATCCCCGCACACGCTTCGACCAAGAGGCATTGCTCGAGCTAGCTGCATCGATCAAAGAACAAGGCGTGCTTGAGCCCATCCTTGTACGTGCCCGCCTGGACCTGCCTCTTTCGGATCAGGGGCGCATCTTTGAAATCCTTGCAGGTGAGCGTCGCTTCCGTGCAGCCCAACTGGCAGGCATCGATACGATCCCCTGCCTGATCCGCGTTGCCGATGATAACGAAGCACGGATGATCGCCGTCACGGAGAACCTTCAGCGCAAGGACCTCGATCCACTCGACACTGCAAGAGGCTACCAGATCCTCAAAGCGGGAGGGATGCCTCAGGACCAGATCGCCGCAAAGCTCGGAGTTTCCCCCGGTGAGGTGAGCAAGAGCCTGGTGCTCCTGCACACTCCCGATCTCGTTCAGGACCTGCTCCGCCGTGGCCAGCTCGCCCCTAGCGCTGCCCGCATCATCCAGATGAAGTTTGGCAAGTTTCCCGCCTTTGTTGAAGCTTTCGCCCAACATGTCGCCACCACTGGAATGAGCATGCGCGAGCTGGAGGAGGCTCTGGGCCCCAAGGGACGTGTTCCCTACTCCTTCACCTACAAAATGCCCGATACTGCGGCCCGGCGGGTTGAGTGGAATACCCCCTTCAAGGCTGAGTGTGGCCAGTGTCCCCATGGCGCTCTCTATGGTGGGGACCTCTGCTTAATGCCCACTGAGTTCGACCGCAAGATGGCCGAGCACAGGGCCAAGGAGGAACAAGAAGCCCGCACCTTAGCCGCCAAACTCAAGGCGCGGGGCAAGGCACTTCCCATGTCAGGGGATAGCCAGAGTCCTCAGCCAGAGCCTACGCTTCCTGTGCTGGGTAAAGACCTCAAGTACGGTCAGTACGAGCAGCTCTACGGCAAAGCTCCGGCAGGGTGCTCCGAAGAGTGTGAGTGCCGCTGCGCCGCCTTAGACGGTAAGCGAGTCGTGCAGATCTGTCTTGATCCCAAGAAACTCCAAAGATGCAAAACCGCTGAGACTAAGGCGCAGAACAAGCTCGCCAAGGAGGCAGGTAAGGCCCGGATCAGGCAGATACTAAAGCTCCAGCACACCGATCGCGAGAGTATGGGCCGCTCCTACGCTATGGCTCTAAGAGCACTGTTAGCAACCGCTAGCACTGAGGCCCGGCGAGAGGCGCTTCCCATGCTCCCAACGGCTAGCGAACTGGATATCGTGCGTTCCAAGTACTTCGCTACCATCCGCGCTGCCTTCGATAGCAATGGCACCTCTGGCCCGTGGGAGCAGATCCAAGCCAAGCTGGCGGAGGCTATGGGAACAATCACTCCCATCGAGCGCAACCAGGTGTTTCTGGCGGCCGCGAGCGCGGTGGGAATCTATAGCACGAACAAGCAGATCGCGGAGCCCCGTCACTATACGGCCCCGGAAGCTCGCTTTCTGCTCGGAGAGGTGGAGGCTATCCGATGAAAGGCCCAACGCCTCGCAGGCCCCTCACCACTATCAAGACGCTCCCTACTCGCTTGACTCCGGAAGAGCGCAACGACCGCGGCCGCACGCTAGCGCTTCGCCTCGCCCACAAGCTCAAGGTTCAGGCAGACGCCAAGACGGTTGCCGCTGAGTACAAGGAGCAGCTCAAAGAAGTCGAGACAGAGATCCTCGAGCTCCAAGACGCGGTGAACAACAGTGTCGAGCGGCGCCAAGTGGAGTGCGAGATCCAGCTTGAGGGAAACCTCGCCCATGTGATCCGCAAAGACACCGGGGATATCGTCGAGACGCGCCCCGCCACAAAAAAAGAACTGGCCAGCTTACAGACCACGATCTACGACATGGGAGCAGGGTAGATGTCTCGCCCGCCAACCTCCACTCGCCTGTCTGCCCTCCGTGAGGCTGCCGGGCTCACCCTGCTTGATGCCGCGCGCCACGCCGGTGTCACCCCCGATTACTTGCGCCGGATCGAGCGCCAAGGCCAGGCCCCCTATGTCTTGGCCCAGAAGCTCGCACGGCGCTACGGCTGTTCCTCGATGATCTTTGCCCACAAGATCAGTTCAGAACGCAAGATCAGCGCAGGGACTACCTCCCCACAGAAAGGAGATCGAGCAACAAGCAAAAAAAGAGGCACCCAATCAAGGCAGGGGGCACGCGCCAAAGTCCCCTGCCTTGCCCTTGCTACACCCCCCCAAGCTTCTGTGGCAACCATCCAAGCCTCTGCTGCCTCGGCAGGCACAGCGGCCATCGAAGAAGGACTTCAGGCATGAAGAGAATAACGAACAAAGGACGCCTCCATAAGGGCGATCTCACAGGCAATACAACGCAATTTGTGAGGGAGAAAGCGGTTTTCCTGAGGAAAAACGGACTTCTCCCTTTCACGGAGGAGACCAGGGGTTCGATCCCCCTACGGGCTATCTTCTCTCCCTCTTTTGGCGCAACTTTAGAGGGAGATAGGACGCCTCCTCTTTTTGCATGTGTTGCCGGTTTATGGGTGCCACGTGCCAAAAATAGTCAAAAGGACGCCTCCTTCGCCAAAAATCGCGGCGAGGGATTTTCTTCCTACGTCTCGCTTGGATCGCCTGATTCAGAGCTTTCTTCTTCACGGCGATGTTTCGGGCCACTCTCCACGCACAATATCCACGCGTCGGGAACGTCTGGCTGCGCTCTCTTGGTTCGCTACAAACCGGCAACTGGAGACCATTGGCCTTCAGGAACTCAGGGCTTTTTTCCAGTACATGCGACATGGCCACGAGAGTGCCGAGGGGCTTTGGGGGCTGGAGAATCACAAAAAGCCCCTCTCCTCGGGCACGATCAAGAGCTACCACGCCACGATCCGTACCTTTTTCAACTGGCTGGTGGCGGAGGGCGATCTGGACAGCTCCCCCATGGAGCGCATCACGCCCCCTGTGGACCGTCCCGACCAAGTCCAGCCCTTCACCGATGCTCAGCTCAGGGCAATGCAGGTTGCGGCCCAAAAAGCGAGCAGGCGCGAGGCGGCGGTCTTCGCAGTTCTTCTAGATACGGGTATCCGGGCATCAGAGCTATGCGCTCTCACGGTAGCCGATGCGGATCTCACCGATGGCCAGCTCAGGATTCGCTCGGGCAAGGGCGGCAAGGGGCGCTCGGTCCCAATTTCTTCAGATGCCAAGCGGGCTCTCTACCAGTGGCTAAAAGAGAGGGGCGATGCCGAGGGGATCGATCCCCTCTTTCCTTCAACTCGAGGGGTTCGTGCAGGCGAGCACATGACCAAGGAGGGAGCCCTCAAGATGGTAGGCCGCTGGGGAGCTGCAGCAGGCTTTCAGCGCACCCGTCTTTCTCCCCACACCTTCCGGCATACCTTCGCGGTGACGTTCTTGCGCCTAGGAGGCGATGTGTTCACGCTAAAGGCGATCCTGGGGCACGAAAGCCTTACGATGGTCAATCGTTACGTAGCGCTCGCACAGGCCGACGTGACGCGCAAGCACGCCCAGTTCTCCCCACTTGGCAGCATTCGCCGCAAAAGGTAAACATGACCGCTCAGGGGGGGAGAAGCTGATGAGTGCGATAGCAGCTCGAGGTCAACTCTCCCTCTACTTGCCAGAGGTCTCGTTCTCTCTCCCTGAGTCGCGGCGTGATCGTGACGACCACGTGGCCAAACTTGTAGCAGATGTTCAGTTCCAGTTCGCCCGAGGAAAGACAATCTTGGATAACTCGTGGCTGGCCAAGCGTCTTGGCGTCGCGTCAGAAAGCACTGTCAAGCGATGCCTAGCCGACGCGGCTGCCTGTGGTATTGTCGAGGTCTCCTTCGACTCCGCCGGAAATCGCCACCTCACGCCCCTAGTGCATCCGGAGGACCTGCTCACGGCGGGCTGGAAAGCGTTCGCTCGTGTCATCGTTAATCGTGGCACTCAGCTCGGTTGGGACAAGAAGATAGTCCGAATGGCCGAGCGCGTCTTGGCCACCACAAGGTGCTGTAATTGGCGGGTTTTGGACTACCTGCGCCGCCCCTCAGACCACCAAGGCGGCTCTTCTCAGCCTGATAAATGCACCCCTCCTGCACCCCTAAATGCACCCCCCTATTCCTTATCAAGAGAGCGAAGCAAAGAAACAACAATCAGCAAGCCTCCTGCAAAATCCAAAGAGCTGGAGCAGCTCCCCCAGGTCGATCCTGTTGTTGTTTCTTTGCTGACGCAGGAGGTCGGAGAGCCGCTTACCCAGACGCTGGTTGCTGATCGAGAGGTCCAGCGGAAGGGCGGATTCACCCAGCAGGCCATCAAGCACATCTTGGGCATCTTCCGGGCGCAGAAAGCCGCGGGCAAAATTCAAAACCCTGGAGGCTGGCTACGTCAGGCACTGCGAAACCATGCCAGCTATGAGGCATCCATCGCCCCACCGAGCCATCCAAGTGAGGTACGGCCCGATCAAAACGTGAAACCCGCCAAAATCCGTGCCGTTGTGCCTGAGCGCCCCGCCCTAGCGTCGATAGAGGAACGTGTCTCTACCGCTGTCGATCCAGCCCAGCGGCGCATCCTAGAAAGATTTGCGGCAGCACAAGCAGCGGGCAGAGATCGGGGAAATTCGGAGGGGACAGCCCCGAGATCAGAGGTCAAAACACCATGACACCACGTGGGATTTATGCGGCGGAGACCACTGTCTCTGTCGAGAAGAGCCTGGCCGAGCTACGCCAGATCCTCAAACGCTACGAAAGCAGCGGCTTTGCCTACTTGGAAGATGGGGAGAACCAGTGCGAGACCGTTGCCTGGAAGATGGGCGGTCGGCCCTACCGCATCACCATATCAGTCCCCCACTACGCCTCTAACGAGTGTTGGTTCACGGATACGGGCAAGCGTCGCACAGAGGCCCAAGCTAAAGCCTACGCAGGCCAAATACACCGCCAGCGCTGGAGGGCGGTCGTCCTAGTGGTCAAGGCCATGCTGGAGGGCGGGGAAGCAATGGGCTTCGATCCGGAGCAGCTCATGATCCCCTACCTTGTTCTGACCGACGGTCGTACCCTAGCCGAGCTCGCACCCGAGCACGTTCCCCAGATTCAGGCTCGCGGATGGGTCGGCCTGCTCGGCGCGAAAGATGAATAAAAAAAGCCCCGGTACTCTGTGCGAAAGAGTCCGGGGCCAAGCACCTTGTTCAGGGGCAAGGAGAAACCACGTTTGCGGGGTGCTACTCCCCCGACACCTCCTCACCCGGCAAAGTCGCGCCCTTTCTGCTCTGTCTTATGCTGAATCGCTCCTCGCTGGGCTTGAACTCGAAACCGGGGAGCGGCTCACCCGTCTGGGCGAAGTGGGCCTCAGCGTGCTTGCGGTAGGCGGTGAGGTCTGCCGCTGTGGTGGTCATGCCAAGGGTGACAGCAACGTCGGCGGCGGTGCCACGGTCGGCGAGCTCCAGCCGGGCGGGTTGGTCTCGAAAGCTCAGCACGCCGTAGGGGGTGGTAACGCTCTTGCGCTTGCCCTTCTCGGCCTCAGCCTTGGCAACCTCGCGAACCTGAGCCGCGTAGAGGAACTCTAGCCCG